AGCACCCGCCGCTGTGCCAAGGCCGCCTCCAATAGTAGGTAAATTATCTGGGTTTGTTATATAATCGTAAAAATCGTCAATAATGGACATTAGTACGTACCTCCGTCAATAGTTCCTGTCGACAGAGTGCCTGTAAACGTCAACGCAGGAATTGTTACTGTCCCTGTAAATGTTGGTGATGCTATGTCTGCCTTAGTAGCGATAGCTGTAGATATGGCGTCAAATTCTGTTTCAAATTCAGCGCCCTTAATGATTTTACCGCTGTCTCCAGAAGGTAGACTGTCCTTAGCGGCAAAGTCAGTAGTTTTACTATAGTTGCTCATAGTACTTTACCTTTTAAAACTAATACGTTAATTTCTTGAAGAGACAAAGCAAAACCATTAATATCTGCCTCCAAACCTATGTTGATAACTCCGCCACCACCGGTAGCGTTGACTGCCCTACGTGACGTTAGCTCACCGCCCGTAAACTCTGATATAGAAGAAGGCGTTAGTGTTTCTAAATTTGTAAATGAACCAGATATATAAACGTAGTAAACAGATTCTGTTTTGTTAAAGTAACTGTCTCCGTTAAGTAGCGCACCTCCGCCAGACCCTGTTGTAGGGGCGGATGTAAGTTCACCAAGATATTTATTAACAATAACAACACCACCAACTTCTGTTGACGATATTCCATAAGACGAAAGCTCCGAATAAGCTGGGTATTCGCCCTCGTTGTAGAAAGCAGGTTGCTGGTTACCTACAGTAAATTCTGCAGTTCTGTAGGCTGTGTCAAAGTCATAGGCCCACTTAAGAAATACTGTGGCACTGTTAGCGCCTACCAAAGTTGGCCTAATCTTCTTGACTCTTTTTAACATCGAAGGGTCACCAAATGTCAAACCCGGACTGTAGTACTTAAAACGGTACTTAGTTCCGTTGTCGCTGTAACCACTGTACTCGCTAATACCTTCCGTAGTACCTATGTACAACTTACCATTCTCAAGTCTACCATAGGACGTAAACCCTGTGCCGGGCCAACGAGTCACACGGTAAGAACCGTTTTCTAATGTGCCTCTTACGTCAAAACAATAAGTTACGTTTTGATTTACAAAAGTTAACAAATAAAAACCTTCTTCAGGACTGTAGACAGACCGGTAAAAACTAGTTTCGTTTTGCAACAAGCTAATAATGTCTTTAGTAATACTGCTTGACAAGTTAGCCATAGGCATTGACTTTTCTTGTATTGTTCTACCGAAGCTCTTAAGACCGGTGTGTGACAAGAACAATACGTCAGTACCTGTGTGCTGTACAGTGTCACGATCAACGCAACCAACACCTGCTACAGTATCTGACAAGGCCATTGTAGCTGGAGTTTCGGCACCCTCGTAAACAACAATGCTGTGCTTGCCAAAAATAATTAACAGACCGTTGTGTGCTGCTAACGATACAATCTCGTCGTAACCGTCAGGCCATACCTTGGATATGTCAATAGACCCGCTAGTGCCGCCGGACCAGTCATGACCTATCAAAAGATCAGACCAGTACACGGTAGACTTGTCAGCACCAAAGTCTGCTGTCCATAGCCTGCCATACGCTGCTAGGACTTCGTTACCGTACATGGCGCTAGTAACTCCAGCAGCCCCAGAAACAGCACTAAGCTTGATTACAGAGCCTCCTGCGTTATCGTACACAAGGGGTTCATGGCTACGTTGGAAGAAGTATATTTTGTCGTTAAAGTTGACCATCTTCCAGTTGTCTGCAGAAATGGTGTAACTACCGGGAGTCTCGTCAGCCAACGTCGTTGTACCGCTAAGAATCTTGTTGTTACCTACAGAAAAAACTTTAGTGTTGCCAGCGTCGTCTTTAAACTCTTTGATTGCTCTAAGAGTTGCCGTGCCTAATGCAGTTTTGTTTGTTGTAATAACATCATGGCCTTTACGTGTTGCAATACGGCCACGTTTGTCAATTACAGCGTTATCTGCTATTTCAGCAAACGACGGGTCTTGCTGCAGCGGAGAATCTTCTGTATTGATCCCTTTAAAGGCAGGCGCAACCAAATTTATACTGTTAAGTTTTTGTGCCATATTTTACCTCAAGGGGTATAAAAGATTACTTCTTCTGGATGCTTTTGAGCGTCTAAAGCAATAGCGTCAGACATATAATTCTCAGCAACTTTAAAGTACTCAGGAGCAGACGTGCCTCCTGTTTCTCCACGTTCACGGGCTAGTAAAGCAACAGCCAAGTGTATTACCGGCATGCTAGGTATTGTTAGCCTGTCGTCATCGACAGTCAAATCACCTGTTCTTTTAACACAGTTAAAGCGAATGGTGTACTCTTTTTCTGGAGTAGGGTAAATGTCTATTTGCGTATCGCCATTACTGTCAACACCGTTGTACGTATAACAAGTAGGAGCGCTTTTGCGTGGATCAGATATTAAGTAAGCTTCATCAAAAAAAGTAGCTGTTTTGTATTCCATAAACAAATTAGCTGTATCATTGATTACGTTAAGCGCTTTAATTCTGTTCTGGCTGCCTGTTAAAACGTAATTAAAAACGTCAGCAGTAGTAGTAATTGTTAAGGTAGTCCTAAGTGCTGACCAGTCCCAAGAATCCTCTACAATTCTTTTAGCGTCATTAATAAAGTCACCAACCATTTTAGAGTACGTAGATTCATTAACCGTACTTACTTCGTCTTCACGCATCCGACGTAGTACGCCATTCATTAAGTTTAAGTATGTCATACGTCAAACATTCCTTTCTTTTGGGCACTGTTTTGTACCAAAGATTGTGTTACTTCTGTTTCAATAAAGTTATTAAGCACGTTAATAGCTCTAGTTGGGGCACGGTACTCTACAGCAGTAAACGGTTGTCTTGCCCAGTCTACATTGCCTGATAGCATTCCTGAGCGTCCTCCGCCGCCACCACCACCGCCACCTGCTGCTGGCTGAGGTTCTGGCTCTGGTTCTACCTCAGGTTCTGGTTCTGGTTCAGGCTGAGGTTCGGGTTCCGGTTCAGGAGTTATAATTACTTCGCCCGGACATTGGCCTCCTTCATGGTCGCTAGGCCTTGACCCATCCGAACATTCAGAGCATAGCGGCCAGTCGTCTGCACCGTTATCACATACTTGCTCTTCAGGGTCGTCTATAACAATGTCAGGACAATTAGTGCCTTGATCGTCTTGCTTTGGTGTTACACCGTCTTCGCATAAACCAAAGCTAGGTTGCGGATCAAAACCCCCCGGTTCAAAAACTTCTGTAGGAACACAGATACCGTTTTGAATAACTCCTTCTCGCCCACTAGTTACGCACGGGCTACCTTCTGCACGCTCAGGAGGTATTACTGGCGAAGGGTCAGGATCAGGTTGTGGCTCAGGTTCAGGCTGAGGTTGTGGCTCAGGTTCAGGCTGAGGTTGTGGCTCAGGTTCAGGATCTGAAGCAAGAAAACTAGCACACTCAACCGGATTAGCTTCTGCATAGTCAGAGCTTTCACATGGATTTGTTGCAGCAAAACAATTACTTCCCTGTTTATCTGCCCTTGGAGTAAATCCGTCAGGGCACATACCAAAGTCATTACCACCCTCAACTACTTCGCCGTTTGTAAAACCAAAAGAACCATCATCGTCACCATCACCATCAGTATCACCCGGCTCTGGCTCAGGTTCAGGCTGAGGTTGTGGCTCAGGCTCTGGTTCAGGCTCTGGTTCTGGTTCTGGCTCTGGCTCTGGCTCTGGCTCTGGCTCTGGCTCTGGCTCTGGATCTTCAACGCAGTTACCGTCGGCATCATACGTGCCGTCTACTCCGCTAGGGGTTTTGCAGGGAGCGTCTTCTACGTAATCTGGTGGTGGATCTTCGCATTCTCCAGTTGCTTCATTACGTATTTGATCACCAGAACAAGGCGTTAATGTTTCTACACACTCGCCACCTTCGTTTACTTCGTAGCCAGATGCACAACCACCACATTTACTAGGCGTTCCTCGCTTAGTATCTTCTGGTATGTGTGTTCTGTTTTGATTTGCACACTCTTTTGTTGTTGGACCCTCAGGAACTATTGGAGCCTCTCTAATAAAATCACCGCACCTGCTAGGCGTACCAAGTTTAGCGTTTGCAGGAATGTAGATTCTATTCTGATCAGTACACTCTTCTTCTGTTGGGCCTTCAATTACTTCTGGAGCTTGCTTAATTGGCTCTCCGCACTCGCTAGGCGTTCCTCTCTTAGCGTCTGCCGGAATATGCTTTCTGCCCTGACTTCGGCATTCCTCTTCTGTTGGGCCTTCAATTACTTCTGGAGCTTGTTTTATTGGCTCACACTTTTTTGTTTTTTCTGAATAAACCGTTCCTTCAGGACATTCTTCAGGCACTTCAGGTGCTTGCTTAGTTGGCTCACATCGTTCTGTTTGCTTTGAAAAGAAAAACCCTTCAGGGCACTCTGTGCATTCTGGATAGTTAACTGCCCCGTTAGCACACTCTTCTGTCTCATTAGGATCTGTAATAAAAAGTTGCGGAAACGCCTCTTCAATTTCTTCTTCTATACTGCTTTGTATGTATCCACCGATCCATGCGCCAATACTTCCACCAACAGCATCTCTGATAATGTCTTCAAGATCTTTATCACTTATGCCGCCTTTGATTTTGGATAAAACTTTTCTAACTTTTTCTTTTGCTTTTTCTGCCGTGTCTTCTAACCAACCACCGGGATCTGATATAATATCCTTAATGTCTTGACCAGTTTCTTTAACTGCGTCCTCAAGGTCTTTCCAAGTAATATCAACTATGCCGGGAGGCATGGGAATATCTATACCGGGTATAGAAAGAAGGGTACCAATTTTTACGCAATCTTTCCAACCTTGATATGTACCGCCCTCACCATCAGGAACTCTTTCTGTCCAAGATTCACATTCTCCAGATACGCCAGCTACACCGTTTAAAACGTTTGTAAGTAACTTTTCAAAATCTTTTTTATTAGTTGGGATTGCCCCAGTAACAACATCCTTTATTGTTTTAAAGATGTCCCTAAAGGTTTCTTCTTGTTCTTTGGTTATTTCTTCTCCGGCTTCTCTAAATTCGTTTAAAACTTGTTGAATAGAGCTTTCTTCATTAAATTCTTCTTCAGTAGAATCATCGTCATCTTCTTGTTGCTCTAGCCATTCGTCATAGCCGCCAGCTTCTGCTATTTGCCTTGCTATTTCTTCTAATACAGAAATGTTTGGATTTGCTCTAAATCTACCTTCTATTGCCGAAAGAACTTCCGGAGAAACTCCTTGCGGAACTCCTTGCTCGCCAATAATAGTGTCATAAAGAATCTGAAATATACTGTCTTCTGATCCTAAATCTTCACTAGGGCCTTCGTCTCTTCCCGGAGGCGCATCATTAAACTCTGGAGGAACAGAAGGCCCACCACCAAACTCTCCTCCCGTAAACATTCCGGTTCCAAAAGAAGGCTTGTAAGCAATTGTAGGGGATCTCTTTGCCATTTACTTTTCCCTTGATACGCCCTTGGTTTTTTCATAAGAACGCATAGCACCAAGACCAAGCATACCCATTAGTACAGGCATCATAGTCTCTAGGTCAATGAGTGGTATAGTAACTTCAATAGCCAGCAAAGCTAAAACAAAGTTGGTAAACGGTATGACCATAAAGTTGCCCATCATACCTAGTACACAACACCAGCCAACAGCAGGTCTCCAACCAGAGACAAATAAGGACTTGTGTGCTGCTTCTACCTTGTTAACCTCTAGTTGTGACTTAGCAAGCTCCTGAGCGTGTCTCTGAGCCATTGTGGCAACTTCATGAGCTAACCTAGCCTTCTGGTCCTTGTCTTGTACAAACTTGTCCAGAAGCCCTGTAACAGGCCCTATGAGCGACTCAATCATCTAGCAAACTCCAAGATAGCAATAGCCATAGTCACGATGATAGCAATAGAGGCAAAGCCGCCTGTCATCATCTTCTCTAGTTTGTCAAAGCGTTGATTGTGTGCATCCAGTTGCATCTGAATCATTTCATAACGAATGCTACACTCACGCTCATGAGCTTCTAACCGACTTAATGCTTGCTCTAGATCTGACATGACTATTCCTTACCGC